AAAGATTGAACGCCAAGATTGCCGACCCAAATGTCGGAAAGTTTTGGAAGTCGGGATACAGGAAAGAATTAGCAGATGCCATCAAGCTGCTAGACGAACTTCGCGGGCCGCAAAAGCAAGCAACGCAGGCCGATGTGCGAAGGGCTGAACCCGTTGAACCCGCAATGACCGCTGACGGCAAGACAGGCGGCAAGCTCAGGGATATTAAAAAGGGAGTTGATCCCGAAGAAGAAAAGCGCAAGAAAGAAGAAGAACGCGCAGAGTTGGAGCGTCGTCGTCGCTTTGTGGATGGTATGCGCCGTGCAGACGAAGAATTTGTCGCACGAGAGCAGGCGTCAATTGCTTACGCAAAGTACGTTGATCAAATCGTCAAGGGCGACGAGGCACAAAATCGAGCCATCACTACCGAAGAAAGATTGCTTCATCTTGAGTCGCAGAGAAAAGACATCAAGGAATACAACTATCAGTACCTTCGGTCTTTCATTACTTTGACCGCACAACAAGCCGAGGAACAAGAAAAACTTAGGCAAGCTGAGTTGCTTCCCGCAGACCGAGAAGCGGCGCAAGAGCGTCTTAATCAAATCTATGATCGCAGGCTTAAACTCATCAAACAAATTCGAGATGAAGAGGAAAAAGCCAATCAAGACATCGGCGTGTTTGAAGGCTTAAAAAAGGCTGCGGGCGACTTCTTCAAAGAATTCCCGAGGGACATGGAAACCGGCGCAATGATGTTCGGTTCGCTAATGGGCAACATGACTCGTGCGCTTGACGACTTCGTGCGTACCGGCAAGCTCAACTTCAAAGAGTTTGCCCGCAGCATCATCCTCGACATGATTGCCATTCAACTGAAGGCTTCGGCCATGAAGTTGTTGTCGAGCATCTTTGGCTTCAACCTTCCTGCGCGGGCGATGGGCGGGCCTGTAACGGGCAACTCTGCTTACCTTGTGGGTGAGCGCGGGCCTGAACTGTTTGTGCCCCGCATGAGTGGCACCATCATTCCAAATCACAATCTGCAAAGCGCGGGTGCGTCAACCAACATCACGAACTACAACATCCAAGCGATTGATGTGAAGTCGTTTGAGCAAAGGCTACTTGGTAGTTCTAAGGCAATTTGGGCGGCAAATCAGTACGCGCAAAAAGGCTTGGCTGTCACGCCGGGGAGAATGTAAATGTCGTTTCAGACCATCGTTGACATTCAGCAGTCCATGACTGTGAACAACCGGCGCACGGTCGGTCAGCAAGTCACCCGAGGCGGGCAAATTAGGACGGCGCAGTACCTTACTTCCGTTCCTTGGGTCTTCACCATCGTCCCTCACAACTACCTGTACTACCCACAGGTGCGGGATGTGATTCAGACCATCGACAACCTAGACCGCGAACTCCCCGCAAACATCACGTTCAGCGGAACCACGCTTTCTTGGTTCACCGAGTACAAGGGTGGACTCAGCGCAGGGCAGGCTGCGGCGCTGACACTTGCATCTGTTCCTGCGGCAAATTCGCAGACCATCTCAGTAGGCAATCTGCCTGCGGTCGGGTCGTCTGTCGTTGTCTTCGCGGCGGGCGACTTCCTGCAACTCGGCAGCTACGTCTACAAGGTCACGCAACAAGTCTTACGCGGCAGCGGCTCAACCGTTAACGTCAATCTGCACCGCCCCGTCATCGGCACGCCTAGCACGGGCACGCTTACGGCAGTCGGGTCTGCGGTCTACTTTCCGGTGTATGCCGAAGTCTGCCCGACTTACTCGCTGACGCCGATGACCAATGGCGCGTTTGTGAACTGGGATCAACCGTTCGTGTTCCGGGAGAACGTCGCGCCATGAGTACCACGATGACCGCGCTGAACAGCGCAAACATCCGACACGCTGAGTTTGTCAGGATGGTGGTTGGCAAGACCTCGCCAACGACCTACACATTCTGCAATGCGGCTGCGCCTGTCACCGTCAGCGGGATCACGTTCTCAGGGATGGGGTCGCTGCTCGGGATCGGTCAGGTCGAGCGCAACATCAAGTCAACCTCGACCGACATGATGGTGTCGCTCACCGGCATCAACCCGGCCAACGTCGCGTTAATCCTGAGCGCAGACATCAAAGGAAGTACGGTCGAAATTTGGCGCGGCTTCCTTGACTCTGAGAATCAGATCATCACCACGCCGACGCAGCAGTTCTTCAAACGCTACCAAGGCATCATCACCAACGTTTCGATTACCGAGGATTGGAACGACGAGGTACGAAGCAGGATTGCCACTTGCTCGATTTCCTGCACCTCCATGAAGCGGGTGCTAGAAACCTATGTGGCATCGTCCAAGACCAACAAGGCAATTTGGCAAGACCGCTACGGTACTAGCGAAACGTCAATGGATCGTGTTGACGCGATTTCTAGCACCTACTTCGACTTCGGCAAGCCTGCATCCGGTGGTGGCGTGGCAAGTCCGGGCGGCATAAACGGCGGCAACGGCGGCACGACGGTTCCAAGGATTGAGTACGAAGACACCATCGGACAATGATCAGGGAAGCAAACAAGTTCGACATAGATTCCTGCGTCGAGATGATGCGGCAATATGCGGCAGAGTCCCCGATCATTAAACTGAGAGACAAGAGACTACACGACGAGCAACACATACGCAGCCTGCTTTCCTCACTCATCATTGGTCGCGGCTTTGTCTTGGTGGACAACGAATATCGCGGGATGGCGGCGGGGATCGTGGTGCCGAATGTGTGGTGCCCCGAGGTTAACGAAGTCAGGGAACTAGCTTGGTGGGTCGCGCCTGAGCATAGGAACACAACGATTGGCGGCAAATTGTTTTTGGCCTACAACAAGAAAGCACAAGAATTGATTGATCAGGAACGGGCAGAGGTTGTCATCATTTCGCTGATGCCACAAAGTCCTAAGATTGATCTAGAAAGCCGAGGCTTTAAGAAGATCGACTCGACGTACTGCAAGGAATAAAAAATGGTCGGAACAATAATTGCCACCGCCGTTTTGGGCGCGGCTGCGGCAGGAACCTTCGCATATGTAGCCATTGCGTTTGCGGCCAACTACGCGCTGTCCTACGTCGTCACCCGCACATTTGGGTCAAACAGGGCACCCAACCAAGTCGATCCCGGCTCACGGCAGCAAATCCCCCCAAGCGCAAACAACCCGATTCCGGTTGTCTATGGCGATGCTTGGCTAGGCGGCACGTTCGTTGATGCGGTGTTGTCCACCGACAACAAGACGATGTACTACGTCTTGGCAATCAGCAACATCTCACCTGATGGTCAGTTCACTTATGACCGCACGCAGTTCTACTACGGTGACCGACTCGTCACCTTTGACGGCACCGACCCCACCAAAGTTGTATCTTTGACTGACGGCGCGGGCAACGTAGATACGAAGATTTCGGGCAACCTCTACATCAACCTCTACACCTCCAATGCGGCGGGCACGATTGTCAACGTGACCGGTTCTGCTCCGAGTGTGGTGATGGGTGGCTCTGACATCACACCTAGTCTGCGGTGGCCTGCAACCAACCGACAGATGAACGGATTGGCATTCGCCATCGTCAAGCTCACCTACAACAGCGAAGCGGGCACGACGGGTCTTCAGCCCCTTACCTTCAAGGTTTCGCACTACCTCAAGAGCGCAGGCGCGGCACGCCCCGGCGATGTGCTTGAGGACTACCTGAAGTCGGATGTGTATGGTTGTGCGGTTCCCATCGGCAACATCAACACCACGGCTTGTGGGGCGCTGAACACCTACTCTGACCAACTGATCACATACATCCCCTACACGGGCGGGTCTACTACTCAAGCTCGGTATCGGATCAACGGTGTGCTGAACACGGGCGAGAACGTCCTAAGCAACATCGACCGCATTCTCACTGCTTGCGACTCTTGGCTTGCGTACCAAGAAACCACGGGTCAGTGGATGCCGGTGATTAACAAGGCAGAGTCGTCATCCTTCTCGTTTGATGACTCCAACATCATCGGCGAACTGCGGGTAAGCATCTCCGACATCACGCAGAGCATCAACCAAGTCGAGGCCACGTTCCCGTGGAAGGGCAACAAGGATCAGCCCAACCTGATTTTCTTGGAAACGCCAAGCGCATTGATGTATGCGAACGAACCGGCCAACAAAGCCACGGTGACGTTCGATCTGATCAACGACTCGGTGCAGGCGCAGTACATCGCCAACCGGATGCTCGAGCAGGCGCGTGAGGACTTGATTGTCACGTTCTCGACCGCATACCCCGGCATTCAGGTTGATGCGGGCGATGTCATCAGCATCACAAACAGCGACTACGGTTGGACGAACAAGCTGTTCCGCGCCATTAAGGTCAGCGAAACGACGCTGCCCGACGGCAACCTTGGCGCACAGATTGAATGCACGGAATACAACGCTGCCGTTTACGACGATCAGAACATCAAGCAATTCACACCGGCACCCAATAGCGATCTTTCTTCAGCGTTTTTCTTCTCTGCGCTTGCAGCTCCCGTAGTTGGTGATCTTGCGCCATCGGCGGCTGTCCCTTCTTTCAGCGTCACTTGCAATGTGCCGACAACTGGGCGCGTCACAAGCATCACGCTTTATTACACAACGGTTGCCATTCCTTCTGTCACTGATTGGAAGGTTTGGGGCACTGAGTATTCTTCTGATTCGCAAGCCTACACACCGGGTCTTGCTTTCAAATTTTCCAATGTCAACCTTCCTGCGGGAACTTACTATTTCGCATTCAAGGTTGCAAACGATGTAGCTGATTCGCAGCTTTCTTCGACTTCTTCTGCTCTTGTGTGGGCACCGGTCGGGGCGCAATCTGCATTCATTGCGACTTTCTCACCGGCAGTAATGTCGGTGCCTAGAACCAACAATGTCCCATCTTTCACAGGACTGATTGCGCGGCTTTATGGAACCTCCGGTGCTGATGCAATCAACTTTGTTACAGCGCAAACTGATTCCGACCCTTCTTTTGTAAACAATAGTTGGCGTATTGGTGGCAGTTCCACCACCGGCTATTCAAGCATTACAACTACGGGTGGTTTGGCGCTTGGTGCAATCACCGATGGTGGCAGTTATGCAGAGTGGGGGATTCCAACTGCAATGACCTCATCACCGGCAACCCTGACGGTTCCGGTTCGATTTAAGAATTCTGATGGCACTGTTTCTCAAACTGCCACGGCTACGCTGCAATGGACTTTTGTAGATCAAGGGACTACTGGGCCTACCGGCAGTAGCGGACCTACGGGCAGTAGTGGACCTACAGGAAGTAGCGGGCCTACGGGGTCTAGCGGGCCTACCGGCAGTAGTGGTCCGACAGGCTCATCAGGTCCGACCGGCACTAGCGGTAATCAATATGCTGACGCATATCTTTATCAATGGTCGCCTGTTACACCGGGCAATCCTAATGGTCAATCAACCTACGATTGGACAACCGGCACTAATACAAATTACACCGGCGGCAATGGTTGGGGTGTGTCAATCCCTGCCAATCCGGGGACACCGGGACTTTATTTGTGGATTGCTGTTAAGCCGGTTACTGCTGCCGGTGGTGTCACATCTACGATTGTTTCTTGGGCATCCGGTTTTACGGTAACGGCTACATCGGCTAATGGCCCGACCGGACCCACGGGCGCAACCGGAAGCAAGACGGCGCGTGTAAGCGTCTATAAGTGGGATGCAACTATTCCGGCAGGACCATCGGGCACCTCCACATATACATGGGCAACTGGCACCTTTGCGCCTAATCCTTTCGGGTGGACAAACACAATTACTAGCCCACCTAGCCCCGGCTTTACGCTTTGGGAGGCAACGGTTTCGTTGATTGATGCAGCATCTGCGGTTACAACAACGATCAATTGGGTTACCGCAAGCATTCTTTCTGTTGGATATGCCGGTGCAGCCGGTACAAGTGCGCGTATTTGCTTTGCGCGTGTGCCTAACAATCCCGCGCCTGTTTCGGGAACCATTGCAACTAGCGGGTCTGCATCATTCCCGAGTAGTGCCCAATCAGCTTCTACATGGGGATTTGCTGCGACATGGGGAGCGTCTGACCCTGATCCAACTAGCACCAATTCGCTCTATCAATCTGACGGTATCTACGATCCCGCAACAGATCAAACCACTTGGACTACACCATACATCTCAAGTCTGAAGGTTGGCACCCTATCTGCCATCACGGTCAACACAGGTGCTTTGACGGTCCAAGACACGATCACGCTTAATACACTTGGCAAGATCAGGGGTGGTCAAACCGACTACAACACCGGCACGGGCTTTTTCCTTGGTTACAGCGGCAGTGCTTACAAGTTCAGTATTGGGTCATCTGCCGCATCGTTGCTTTGGGACGGCTCTGCTCTTAGTTTGACCGGCGCAAGCAACCTAAACATTGGCGGCACTGCGAAGTTCTCAGGCAACAACAGCACTCTTGGTCAAAACGTGACTGTGTGGGTTGAAGGTTCGTCCACAACTTCCACAAGTCTGTTGGCTCAAAACTCATACCTTAGCGGTTATGCCATACAAGCCAACCATCTCGGATCATCCTCATCAGGCAATCAAGGTTCGGGCATTTACGGTAGTGGCGCGATTTATGGAGTACAAGGCACAACGTCTACATCTTCAGTAGCTCAAGCCGGAGTTGATGGTTATTCTTATTACGGCAAAGGCGTATACGGCAATTCATTCACTGGTTGGGGTGGATATTTTGAAAGCAACTCCGTAGCACAAGGTTTGTACGCAAGCGGCATTCAACTTCCGCAATCCGGTGAACTTCGGTGGAGAACAGCAGCCGGTGGTCTTGGTGCCTATGCCTACACAGACGGCAACGATGCGCTTTATTTAATCTCTGGCGCGTCGGGTTCAAGCAATCCTAAAGCTGTCCTATTTGGAACAAAAGGAACATCTCGCGCTCGTGTAGAAGATGTGTTCCTTCGCCCCGAGGTAGACAACTCAATGACCTTGGGCGCGGCATCCTTCCGATTCGTGGATGTGTATGCGGTCAGCGGGTCGGTCAACACCTCGGACGAACGGGAAAAGAACATCCTTGGTGACAACCCTCTCGGGCTTAACTTCATCAATAAGCTGCAAACCATCCAATATAAGTGGAAGGTGGCGCAGGCTGCGGTCAAAGAAAATGTCTTCGACGATGAGGGCAACCTGACGGGCGAACGGGAAATCGAACCGGCTCGGGAAGGCGTGCGTACCTTCCACGGCTTGAGTGCTCAACAGGTCAAAGCGACCCTAGATCAGCTTGGCGTGGATAGCTTTGCCGGGTGGGTGTTGGCAGACAAGGACGATTCCGACAGCACTCAGGGTTTGCGCTATAACGAATTCATCGCTCCGCTGATCAAAGCGGTGCAAGAGTTGTCGCAAAAAGTTGCTGACTTAGAGGCTAAACTTAAATAGAATTTGGCAAGATAAGACACCATCCGTAGCCCCGCAAGAGCGTGGGGAGCGTCACCACCCGAGTTAGGGGAATCGCATGGCGATCTTCAACAAGAACACGCTTGCTCAAGTCAGCGGGTTCGACAATCCTATTCTTGCCGGCGAGTTGGTTTGGAACCAAAAAACTTATTGGAACCTCGCATTTACCAACTGCGCCACCGGCTTGCCGATTAATCTGACGGGCGCCACGATTGACGCGCAGATTGTTCGCAGACAAGTCAGCAACATCGTAGATACCCGCAACGGGTTGACCTTCGACATTGCCGACTACACGCCGACCCCCACGCCGGTTAGCTTGACGATCACCAACCGGGTCGATGCCGCAGGCACTTGCACCTTGGTGATTGACGATTCCACTTGGTCGCTGATCAACACCGACCCTCAGTTGGAAATCAATGCCGCCAACTGCGTAGGCTTTTCGGGTCGCGTCAAAGTCTCTTTCCCCGCAAGCGGAACCACGCCGCAAGATGATGCAATCATCTTCTTGCTGTTCTTGGTGCGGTCTGACGGTGTGGTGGTTGTATGAGCAACATCAAGGTAGTTGTCCAAGATGGCAACAACGTCAACCTTCAAGTCACGCCAACTCCCGACATTAACGTCAGGCTAGACCGCAGCGTTGCAGGAGCTACCGGGCCGACCGGCCCTCAAGGTGCAGCAGGACCGACTGGGCCACAGGGCGCAACCGGGCCTACCGGCGCAACTGGTCCTACGGGTTCGCAAGGCATTACAGGGCCAACTGGGCCAACTGGGGCGCAAGGCAATACTGGACCTACCGGGCCTACTGGTGCTGCGTCAACCATAGCAGGCCCAACTGGTCCGACTGGGGCGCAAGGCAGTCAGGGCGACCACGGCCCCACCGGGCCGCAAGGTGTTCAAGGACCGCAGGGCAATGTCGGCCCGACCGGAGCTGTCGGCCCGACCGGGCCGCAGGGCGCTGTTGGCGCAACCGGACCCACCGGGGCACAGGGCGCACAGGGCGACATTGGACCCACGGGACCACAAGGCGTTCAAGGCATCCAAGGCGAACAGGGCATCCAGGGCAACACCGGGCCGACCGGCCCACAGGGTAATATCGGCCCCACCGGGCCAACCGGAGCTACTGGAGCGCAATCAACCGTTCCCGGTCCTACTGGTCCCACCGGCCCTCAAGGAATCCAAGGCGACCACGGCCCAACGGGACCGCAGGGCGTGCAGGGCGATCAAGGCTTTGTCGGCCCTACGGGACCACAAGGCTCTACCGGCCCGACCGGACCGCAAGGCAATCCCGGCGCAGGCGGCACGGTTGCTTATTGGGGATCGTTTTGGTCTACCCAAGATCAAACTGCTGCGGCTGCAAATACAGCTTATTCGGTCACGCTCAACAACACCGACCCCGACTCAAACGGGATTAGCGTTGTCTCAAACAGCCGAGTCACGTTCTCGCAGGCGGGCACTTATAGCCTGACGTTCTCGATTCAGTTCGTCAACACCGACACGCAGATTCACGATGTCAACGTGTGGCTGCGGAAGAACAATGCGGGAAGCTCGGGCGATGTTCCTGACTCCGACAGCAGGCTGAGTATTCAGCAGCGTCACGGCGGCGTGGACGGATATGGTCTGATGACCGTCAACTTTGTATTGAAGTTGGCGGCGGCAGATTACATCGAAATGATTTGGGCGGTAACGGATACCCAAATATCGATCCAAACCGTACCCGCAGGCACCTCGCCGGTTTCGCCGGTCATCCCCGGCGTTATCTTCACGGCCACCCAAGTCACCTACACGCAGAATGGTCCCACGGGATCAGCAGGACCGACCGGCCCTCAAGGTTTTGTTGGCCCGACTGGACCGCAAGGACCGCAAGGTATTCAGGGCACTCCCGGCGATATTGGCGCAACAGGCCCCACGGGACCGCAAGGCAGTCAAGGCATTCAAGGACCGACTGGGCCTACCGGCGCAGCTTCTACTGTTCCCGGCCCCACGGGTTCTGTTGGCCCTACTGGACCGCAAGGTGACATTGGCCCAACCGGGCCGCAAGGCGTGCAGGGCATCCAGGGTGAGCAGGGCATTCAAGGCCCAACCGGCCCCACGGGCGCACAAGGAAATACTGGCGCAGCCGGACCAACCGGGCCGCAAGGAACCATCGGTGATACCGGGCCTACCGGACCGCAAGGACCGCAAGGCATTCAAGGCGTGCCAGGTGATCTTGGACCCACCGGCCCTACTGGCGCTCAAGGTCCGACTGTTTACCCCGGCGCAGGAATCGCGGTATCGACCGGCTCCGCATGGGGCACATCGCTCACGGCCCCGAGTGGCGCGATTGTCGGAACCACAGACGCTCAGACGCTGACCAACAAGCGGATTGACCCGAGGGTGTCGAGCGCAGCTTCGGCATCGTCTGTCACGCCTGATGTGGCATCGTTTGACGTTTATGCTTTCACTGCGCTTGCCGCAACCTTGGCGATCAACGCGCCAATTGGCACGCCGGTAAACGGCAATCGCTTGGTGTTCCGCATCCTTGATAACGGCACATCTCAAACGCTGAACTGGAACGGCACCTACACCGCCATCGGTGTAACGCTACCCACGGCCACAACGATCAACAAAACCACTTACGTCGGGTGCATCTACAACACCAACAACACCCGTTGGGATGTAGTTGCTGTCACAACTCAAGCTTAAGGAAAAGACATGATCAAGATCGACTTTGAGTTTCAGACGCCTCACGGCAAGTTCGCTGATGCCCTGCATCTGCCCGATGACCACACCTTCACTCCTGAGCAGATTGAGGCAATGAAGGCAGAGCGCGTGAACAACTGGATCGCCGTTGTTACCGCGCCTCCCGCAGAAGAAGCACCCGCACAGGAGTAAATCGTGCCTGACAGATTTTGGGTTGGCGGGACTGCGAGTTGGGACGGCACCGCAGGGACTAAGTGGGCCACCACATCCGGGGGAGCCGGAGGTGCGTCTGTTCCCACCAGTGCTGACGATGTGTTCTTCACAAATCTGTCCACTGGCACTTGCACCATTTCTACCGGGAATACAGGTGCGAAGTCCATCAACTGCACCGGGTTTACGGGAACTATTGCCGGTAGCGCGGCCATCACCGTATCGGGTAGCGTCACGCTTGTGGCCGGGATGACGGTTACTTATAGCGGGACAATAACATTTAATGCGACGGGTACGCTCACGACCGCCGGGAAAACAATTGGGCCAATAACAATTAGCGGCTCAGGCATTACCACCACTCTTGGTGATGCGCTGACATCTTCAGGTTTTTTGACTGTTACGCAAGGTACTTTTACTACAAACAACTATGCAGTAACTGCACAAGCACTATCTTCTGGCAACAGCAATACAAGAACAATAAATTTTGGAAGTAGTACAATTACTTTAACTAATGCAAATGGAATTGTTGCAGGGACAAACACTAATTTAACATTTAACGCCGGAACATCACAGATTAATCTTACGGCGTCTGATACTAGCATTACAGGCGGCGCTGCAAGTGGAACGGGTCTAACTTTTTACAATGTTGCATTTACAAGTACAACTTCGGGAACAAACTCAATAGTTGCAATTAACACATTTAATAACTTAACCATTACTGCCCGCTCTACTGCCGGTGTAACTGAAGTCACTTTCAATTCCCGCCAAACCATCAACGGCACGCTGTCCACTACCGGCACAGCAGGCAATCGGCGCGTGTGGTTCCGTGGAGCAACCTACGGCCTTGCTCAAACCCTCACGATCAACAGCGCCCCAAGTCTGACCGACGCAGACTTCCGCGACATCTACGTCATCGGCACTGCTGCGCCCATCTCGGGCACTCGGATTGGAGACTTGCGCGGTATTCGCGGCATCACAGCATCCACGCCCAAGACGGTGTATTGGAACCTTGCCGCAGGTGGCAACTGGTCAGCAAACGCATGGGCAGCATCTTCGGGTGGTGCTGTCAGCACAGATAACTTCCCTCTCGCTCAAGATACGGCGGTTATTGAGAACACGGGCCTGAACACATCTGCTACGGTTACGTTGGACTCGCCTATAACGTATATTGGTTCTTTGAATATGTCTACGCGCACTAACGCTATGACATTTTCTGCAAGCGTCAATCCAACATTTTATGGAAATTTAACCCTTGGTTCCGGCGTTACTTATAACGCTAACCTTGGAACAATGACTCTTAGCGGTAGAAATACGCAAATCATTACTTCTGCGGGGAAAACACTTGGCGATATAACCTTAGACTCTTATGGCGGCGTTTTAGAACTTGCTGATGCGTTGAACATTGGGTCACGCACGCTTACCGTCACCAACGGCACGTTTGACACCAAGAACTACAACGTCACTGCCGGGTCTTTGTCTTCTAGCAACAGTAACGTCAGAACAATTACGCTTGGTTCGAGTACGTTGACGTTGAGTGGCACTGGCGGCCCTTCAATGAACGTGTCCACCAATCTGACTTTTAATGCCGGTACTTCACAAATAAATATTACGGCAGAAAACATTAATCTTAGTTTTAGTTTTGGCGGGCTGACATATTACAACGTCACATTTACTGGCGTAGGGGCAAAAAATATTGGAATGGCTACAACAGCAACAACGACTTTCAATAACTTAACTATAACCGCACCTTCTGGCGCAGGGTTAATTCAATTTGTCCCATCCGGTAATTTTATAATCAACGGCACTCTTACCTGCGCCGGGGCAACCGCTGTTCGCCGTATCTTCCTGCGCTCCGACACCCTCGGCACTACCCGCACCCTCACCGTAAACAGCCTCAGCGCAACTGACTGCGACTTTCGCGACATCACGATTGCCGGGGCTGCTGCCGGATCATCGCCTACCCGTGCAGGCAACTGCGGTGGGAACACGGGCATCGCGTTCCCGTCTCCTAAGACGGTCTACTGGAACCTTGCAGGCACTCAGAACTGGAGTGCTACAGCATGGGCACCGTCATCCGGCGGCACGCCTGACATCAATCAGTTTCCCTTGGCGCAAGACACGGCGGTGTTCGACAACACTGGCAGCGCGGGCACGATTACGACCAACGCAGCATGGAACATTGGCACATTAAATATGTCAGGCAGAACTTCTGCCTGCACGATTGATTGGTCAAATTCCGGCCCCTTCTACCACGGTAATGTTTTGCTAGGAAGTGGCGTCACACCCGGGACAACAGGTGCGCCAACATTCGCGGGTCGTGGAACGCAAACCATTACCAGTGGTGGCAACATATGGAGTGGGGCCATAACCATCGATTCCGCAACGGGCACAGTCCAACTGGCAGACGCTCTAACGCTAATTGCCGCAAGAACCCTGACCCTTACTAGCGGCACGTTTGATGCGGTGACGTACAACGTGACGACGGGATCGTTTGCTGTGCCGACATTTGCCACCACCTTAAAAATGGGTTCTGGAACATGGACGCTTTCTAGCACTGGAAATTTGTGGAATTTTAGTTCTAACCCTGTTCTTTACAAAGGCACTGCTAACATTGTTTTATCAAATACAAGCGCAACGAATAGGACTTTTAGGGGTGGGGGACTTTCCTATAACAAACTCACGATAGGTGGCTCAACAGGAACATCTACGCTGATTATTGAAGGCGATAACCAGTTTACTGAACTTGCCTCCACCAAGACCGTAGCCCACACCATTGATCTCGGCTCTACAACGCAGACCTTTGGTAAGTGGACGGTAACGGGCACGGCAGGCAATGTCGTCACGCTGTCAGGAACTGGCACAAGCCACGTTCTCGCGGGCGCGGCTACTTCAGGCATCGACTACCTTGCGATGGGGTCGATTGGCTTTTCGGCTACAAGTCCTGGAGAGTTCTACGCCGGAGCCAACTCCACCGGCACCGCAAGCGCACCTGTGTTCAGAACTGCAACCCCGGCGGCCACAACCCGTTACTGGGTCGGTGGTACGGGCAACTGGTCAGATACGAACAGATGGTCTACTGGATCGGGCGGTGGCGGTGGAGCATCTGTCCCCACAAGCCTCGACAATGTGATCTTTGATGCTGCATCCAATGCCACGGCTTATACCGCTACGGTCAACGCCACAAGCCGATGCAATCAACTGACGATCGCAGGTCCGGCATCGGGTAACGTGACGCTTGCGGGGACTTCAACGCTGATCTGCCACGGCAACATCACGCTGCCTGCCACGGGGTTGACCCGTACATTTACCGGGCTTTTGGTTCTTTCGGGGTCTACAACTGGCAAGACCTTCACGACTAACGGGGTAACAGTTGCCGGGAATCCGGTAGTTAATGGTGTCGGATGTGGATGGTCGCTTGGAAGTGCTTGGTCAGATGGGGCCGCAGGCACATCGCTGACAGTTACAAACGGAGATTTTGATACAGCCAATTACGCAGTAACGATTGGAGGATTTGCGTCTTCAAACGCAAATACACGCTCACTCTCTCTAGGGTCGTCAACAATTTCTATTCAAAGTTTGCCTACAGGTTTTACAAACTCAATAAATTTAACACTAAATGCCGGAACCTCACAAATAAATTGTTCGTCAAACAGCGTATTTAACGGAGGTGGCCTTTCTTTTTATAATGTCAATTTTACAAACACTTCATCAGGCACTGTAACAATCAACGGGGCCAACAGTTTTAATAACCTATCGTTCACGGGAATAACCTCTGCCGGTCTGAAGGTTGTTTCCGTATCAGCCAACCAAACCATCACCGGCACTTTGACGCTATCCGCAGGCACCAACGCCACGATGCGGCACTTTGTCCGGTCAGACACGATTGGCACCACCCGCACGCTGACTTGTGCTGCTGTCTCTGCTACAGACGCCGACTTCCGCGACATCACCATCGCAGGCGCAGCGGCTCCGGCATCGGGTACTCGGTTGGGTGACTGCAAGGGCAACAGCGGGATTACGTTCCCTGTGGCCAAGACGGTGTGGTGGGGCCAATCTATTGGGGATACGTGGGGATCAGGAAACGCCAGATGGTCTTTAACAAATGGCGGGACACCGGCAATCAATAATTTCCCTTTGGCGCAAGATACTGCGGTGTTTCCGTCAAGCCCTACGCCATTTCCTTCTAGCGGGAACACCATCACCATCAACGCTGCCTACAACATCGGCACGATTGATATGTCGGCTCGGACGACCAACACGATGACGTTGGCGACGGGCGCACAGACACCAACCATCTACGGCAACTGGATTAACGGCACGGGCACAACGTTCACAGGTTCGGGCGTTGTTACTCTTGCAGGGCGTGGCAGTCAGACGGTTACGAGCGCAGGCGTAACTTTTACGCAACCGTTTACAGTCAATACTCCGGGCGGTTCAGTAACGCTTCAAGATGCTTTTACATCTTCTAATAACATCAGCCACACACAGGGTACGCTAGACACCAACGGGTTTAGTGCAACGCTTTCTAGCCTGGTGCTTGCTCAAACAACCTTATCAAGAACGCTTGCAATTGGCACTAGCACTGTAACCCTTTCGGGTGGCTTTACTTACTCACCTTCAACGGTTCCTACGACATTTACAGGAACAGGAACAATCAGTTTGACCAACGCATCTGCCAAAACCTTTGCAGGTGGCGGAGTGGACTACACCAACATCACACTTAACCAAGGCGGAGCAGGCGCACTGACCATCACTGGCAACAACACGTTCAAAGACATCACTAACACCTACAAGAGCACCGGCGCTGCCAACATCACGCTTGGCACCACGACTCAGAGGGTAAGCCAGTGGACTGGCGCGGGTGAAGCAGGTCGGTTGCTGACGGTTCAAGGCACTTCCGCATCTTCACCGGGCACGCTGATCCTGACCAGTGGCACGGTGAACGTGGACTACCTGACGATCACGGGCGTGCGTGCCTACTCCTTGACTGACACTTGGTATGCCGGTGCAAACTCCACGAACAACGGTTCGTTAGGGTGGATATTCTCAGCGGCTCCCGCAGCGGCTTCGACCGGGAACTTCTTTCTTATGTTTTGGCCTACTTGAAAGGAATGGGCGAGATGGAAGCGCAGATTGTTTTCAACGCACTGATTGGCCTTGCCGCCTTTTTCGGTGGGTGGGTGCTGAACAACATCACCAAAGCCATTGAACGGCTTGATAACGATGTGCGCGAGATGCCAAAGCAATACGTTAGCCGTGAAGATTTCCACCGCGACATTGATGAAATCAAAGACATCTGCAAACAAATCTTCGCCAAGCTAGACCACAAGGCAGATAAGTAATGGAACCGATCACCGGCATTCTTGCGGCAGTCTCAGCAGCGAATGCCGCCTTTAGCGCGGTCAAGAAACTTGTCGCCACTGGGCGCGAGATTCAGGACGTTGCCGGTCAGATCGGTAAGTGGTACGGGGCTTTCGGTGACTTCAACCGCCTAGCCAACGAGAAGGCCAACAAGAAGCCCTCTGTCTTCAAGCGACTGCTGCACGAAGACAGCATTGAGAACGAAGCCTTGCAGATCACGATGCACAAGCAGGCGTTGGTCAAGCAGGAGTACGAACTCAAGATTCTGATCATCGCTCACTACGGTGAGAACGTGTACAACGAGATGATCATGGAGCGCATCCGGCTGAAGAAGGAGCGCGAGAAGAAGGAGCGTGAGCATCGCCTGCGGCAGCAGGAGTTCATGCTCAACGTCAAGTACGGTACGGCGATTGCGTTTCTTGGAACCGCTTTATTGGCGATTCTTTACTATTTAGCAGACAAGGTGAGGCACTGATGCTTTCTCTACTCTCGACCCTTGGCGGCTTGCTGATCAGCGGTCTTCCTAAGCTCTTAGACTTCTTTCAGAACAAAGCTGATCAGGCGCACGAACTGCGAATGATGCAAGTGCAGACTGAGCGAGAGCTACAACTAGCAGCAGCAGGGTTTGCGGCGCAGGCGCGGATGGAGGAAATCCGCACCGAACAGGTGATGTTAGAGACTGATGCCCGAATGACCGAGGCGGCGCTGAAGCACGATGAGCAAGTGCTTGAGAAGGCAAGCCGGTGGGTGGCAAACTATGTCGGCACTGTGCGTCCGACCGTGACCTACATCTTCGTGTTTGAGTTGGTTGCCATTAACGCTTTCATGGCCTGGTATTTGTGGAACCATCCACAGCTTATTCAGAGCATGGATGACATCATTCAATATGCCGACCTGATCTTCTCGACCGATGAGATGGCAATCCTCGGCGGCATCATCGGCTACTGGTTCGGGTCGCGCGGTTGGGCCAAGAAGTGAAACTGAGCAAGGCAGGCGAAGACCTCATGCACAAGTATGAGGGTTTCCGCAGCAAGCCATATTTATGCCCGGCGGTGATTTGGACCGTGGGTTACGGCCATGTTCTCTACCAAGAACAGATTAGATTGCCGGTGGTCCGAAAAGAAGGCTACACCGGGATGATTCGCAATGAATACAACATCAAGCCCGAAGACAATCGCGTATGGACGAAGACCGAGATCGATGAGCTATTCCGCGATGATGTCGGCACTTTTGAACGTGGTGTTCTTCGACTTGTTCCCGGTGTGGTTGGGCGTCAAGGCAGCTTTGACGCTCTTGTCTCTTTTGCCTTCAATGCCGGTCTAGGCAACCTTCAGCGCAGTCAGATTCGGATGCGTGCCAACCGAGGCGACTGGGAAGGCGCAGCAGATGCTTTTCGTCAATGGACGATGGGGGGTGGCAAAGTGCTGCCGGGTTTGGTAAAAAGGAGGGAAGCGGAAATCGCTTTGTTTCTCTCATAGGACAAGACATGAAAATTTGCGTGAATGCGATCTCAAAAAATGAAGAGCAGTTTGTCAAGCGTTTTTGCGATTCAGCCAAAGATGCCGATCTGATCCTCATAGCCGACACAGGCAGCACAGACCGCACGGTTGAGCTTGCCAAGGAATGCGGCGCAACGGTCCATGACATCTGCATCAGCCCGTGGCGATTCGATGCGGCGCGTAATGCGGCGATTGCTCTCACGCCCAAAGACATTGACATTATCGTCAGCCTTGACTTGGATGAGGTACTAGAACCCGGATGGCGCGAGGAAATTGAGCGCGTTTGGGAGATGGGCAAAACCACTCGCTTGCGCTATCTTTTTGACTGGGGGCACGGCATTCGATTCAAGTACGAGAAGATTTTTGCCCGACACGGCTACTCATTCTTCTGTCCGGTCCATGAATATCCAATTCCTGATGTTCGCATCAATGAGGTATACGCAGAAACCGATATGCTTTTGGTAAGTCACTACCCCGACCCAACCAAGTCCCGTGGGCAGTATCTTGATCTGCTGCGTATGTCGGTCAAAGAGAACCCCAATGAGCCTCGCAACGCTTTTTACTTTGCTCGGGAACTGACCTTCTATCGGCTTTGGGATGAGGCGATTGACCGGCTCAATCACTACCTGCAAATGCCCCAGGCGACCTGGCAGAACGAACGCTGCTACGCGATGCGCCTGCTGTCGGAAGCCTATCAGGCCAAGGGCGACTATTGGCAAGCCCTGACCTGGGCGCGTAGGGCCACCGCTGAAGCTCCCTACACGCGAGAGCCTTGGGTGCGGGTGGCTGAGTTGGCCTACTCAACGCACAATTGGCCCGAGTGCTATGCGGCCTGTCGAACAGCCCTCGAGATCAAAGACAAGGCTGCGGTCTACACAATGGACCCTGCGGTGTGGACAGAAAAGCCGCACGACTACCTAAGCATCGCGGCATGGCACTTGGGCATGAAGGGCGAGGCGCTTGAGCATTGCAAAAAAGCCTTGGAATTTGCGCCAAGTGATGAGCGCATCAAGGCCAACCTCGCTATGATGGAAGCGTAGTTGCTGATGTCTCCTCCCCCGAGTTTGAGGGCATTCTCGGGTTAGCCCCCCTTAGCGGGGGCTTTCTTTTGCCACTCGGAAAGAATCACTCGCTCAAGGTACTTGCGGCCTGTAATCCCTCGGTGTTCCTCCACACCGCGAAGATACTCCCGACGCTCTGCAAGGGGTTTGGCAAGGACGTAGCGGGCTTCGCACTCGGCGCGAAATTGCTCAGACGCACGATAGTCTCGGCCTGTCCGGGCTTCTGACGGGTCAAGACCTTGTGTTTGTTCTTGCACATTCGGCTGCGCCTTGTCCACTGCTCTGTCTTCCTTGTCTCAAGGGTGCGAAGGAACAAACCACACTCAGGGCACTTCATCTTTGGACAACTCAAGGTCAATCATCAGGTTTCGGATGGTTCCATGAAGCATACCGATTTCGCGGTTTAGCCTTGAGATGTCATCGTCAGGACAAATGGCTTTTGCTTCGTCGTAGATTTTGTTGAGCAAAACATCTGCGAGCTTGTGCGTTTCGTCTATTCGTTTCTTGTAGTTCATCACAGCCCCATGAATCGCGTCATGTTTAGCTTGACCGCCGGTTCCATGTCCTGAGAGTCACTTCGGTCTTGTCTGCCCCACCACACGATCCCGTCATGGGAAAAGTCTATGGTCTTGGTATAGCCAATGCAATCAGGAAAGCCAACCACAAGGTAGAAGGGCAACTTAGCGACCCGGCACATCTGCTCTGCTGCTGACCACTTGGCAAAACTGACCTTGAACCCTCCATAGCGGTCATGTGTCTCAATGTCGTACTTCGTGGTCTTGATTTCCACAAACGCCAAGACTCTTTCGCCTCGCGTCATTGCGTAGTCAAGGTGATAGCGAATCGGCAGCTTCATCAGGTGGCTCTGCGCCCTTTCAGCGAACCGATCCGCTATCTGTTGCTCTACGCTCAGATGCTTCTGAGTTTCGTAGAGTTGTCTCATCTAAATATCCAAAGGATTGCCAAGACGACTCCGATGCAAACGGCGGCCATGCGCCATTCGCTCGAGTTGTGTTGCTCAATGATTGGGTAACCGACCACGAACTCGCATTCGGCCATCGTGCGGGGTGTCTTGTAGTGTGATGATTTCATGGTCAGAGGCTGAACGGGCAGTAAGAAGTGAACACGCGGGTGGTGGTGTACTTGCATTGATAGTCCACACAGTACGTCCCGACATACCGATAACCTTGCGCGGTGCTGATGCCCTCACAAGAAATCAGCGTACCCGCACGGGCGAAGGCCACAACCGGCGAGAGGTTGGCGGCGGCGATGAGGAGAATGAATAGAGTTTTCATCAGAAAGGCACCTCGTCAAAGATTTCAGGGTTGTTGTCGGGGTCATGGCGACGACCCGACGCGGAAGGTGGGGACTCTTTAAGCCTGTCCCCGGCAAAGGCAACGCTGTCCACGATGCCGGTCAAGCTGCTCTTTTGATTGCCGTCGTTGCCCTTAAAGGTCTTCACATGGACATCCTTCAGGTCCACGAACAGCGTCACGCCTTTCTTGAGGTAGGGCGCAAGCGACTCGGCGCGTTTGCCGAATAGCGTGGCGTCTACCCACTGAGAGGGCATCTTGCCGGTTTGATCCTTCATGCCGTAATTCCACGCAAGGGAAATGTTGGCGACCGGCTCACCACCTGCCGTGCGGCGCAGTTCGACATCTTTACCGATGCGACCGACTCCAATTAGCTTCATCATTGGGAAATCCTTTCGACCATCTTGGTCACTTCATCTAGAAACAAACGCACTTCCTTCTCAATCTCCGCGATCAGTGCGTCATCGCGGTCAACCCTAACAATCATCAGTTGAAGGTGGTCAGGGAAACGGGGGTCATAGCTCACGAATTCGCAAAACTTCCGACCCGTACACGCCATCTGCCACTGCATCTGATAGACGTACTTCGTGTCAGGCTTGCGGGTGGACAGGTTCTTCAGGTGCTGCTTGGACTCGGGGCACTTGATCTCGATTAGCCCATCGTCCCCGACAAACCCGTCGGGCGATGCCCCGGACATGGGGATCGTGGGATGGTCGATCATCCCGACCTCGGTCACGAAGTTTCCTGTTGTGGACTCATACGCTGACCGGGCTGCGGGTTCCTGATCAACACCCCACTGCATCGCGGCGTTCATAAACGACGGCGCTTGAGCATTGGTGATGCGCTCTAGGGCAAGCTCCATCAGGTAGTTCTCCCGCGACGCTCCGTAGCCGGTCTTTGTCTTTGCCATCACATCAGCAATTCGAGAGGCGGTGGCCTTGCCTAGACGGGCGGCGAACCATTCAGGTGACTTCTGTTCCATCATTGCCTCCTTGCCGCAATCATCGCGTCTGCAAGCCTGTAACAAGCTCTAGCAAACTCCATAGAACTTCCGTACATACGGTTGTCCTGATTCGCGCAAATGCCGGTTAACGCTTGTGCGGCAAAGTAATCCCTCATCGAAAGCCCTTCGCATTCTTCATGTGACCCGCAAGGCAATGTGCGCTCTTGGGGAAACGCAGGCCCACCGTCATATACCTTCATCATCATGCGCCTGCCTTCTCTGCTGCGTTCTTAAGGGAAGGCCCATGCGCTGCCCACAAAGCACGCTTCTGTCCCGTGTTGGGCATGGCCGCAAACTGCTTATTTAGGGCCGCTACGCCTTCCATTGCAGCGTCTTGGAGCATGGGTAGCCACTGACGCTCAAAAGCGGCGTAGGCATCATCAGAAGGCGCGTTGCGTGATGCAACTTCATGCGTCGATGAGTCGGCATCGTTGTCGCCTTCAGTTGGAATACAAAAGGCTTGGAACATTGCGTACTTGTACGCGGCGCTCATGGCCTTATTGGTCGCCTTATCCCCCGAGTCCATTGCTTCGCCATACATCTTGACCGTGTGTTTGCTACCGTCATGGGCGCTTACAAAGTCGAATTCCATGTCCACGGTCACATAAAACAAGGCTCTGCCCTGACCACTTGTGCGCTCAACACAATCCCGCGAAAGAGTGCGCGGAAGGATGCTCAATCCATGCTTTGCCAACAGCGGGCCGATTGCGTTGTAAACATCGTCAATGCCTCGGAAGTTGTATCCCGTGCCTTGATTGTTTCGCTGCGTTTTCTTGATTCCGGCGTTTGATAGCTCTCCTGCTACTGCGGAAATCAATTGATAGACGTTCTGTTTTTCCATGTCTTGTCTTTCACTTAGAAGGGTGCGGGTGGAGCCTTGGCAATCTTGTCGCGTTTCTGCTCGGCAAGCAGGCGCGACAGCACCTTGGGTGGTAAGGCTCCGAAAGGCCAACCAAGGGGGTTCTTTTGTTTGTTAGGTGAAAGCGTCATCATTTAGTCCCGTAAAAGCTCTATTGTCGTCAGATGTTAGCGTGTTTTAAGGGTGAAAACCCTAGTAAGCCAATCAATCGCCTGTCCGTTGCTGACCTGTCCACTCGTGACCCGCAGGATCGTCCAACCCCGACAGATCGCCTCGGCGTACTTCTCGCAGTCAAGCGTGAAGCCCACGCCTGTCGTGTGCCTCCCACCCGTCCACACGCCACCTTCGATCTCGACGGCGATCAGGTCATCAGGCCACGCGAAGTCGAGCCTCCACCGGCGCTTGGGATGGAACTTGTACTCTCGCACCGGGGGCATGATTCGCATGGCGCGAAGGTGCAGGGCGAATAGTTCTTCAGGGTTGCTCATCGGGCCACAGTCCTGCGCGTTTGAGAAGGGTCTTGGTTCGCTCATGTGCTGCATTCCAAATCATCAGCTTGCCCTCGAAAGACGCTCTGCCTTGGTCGATCTCGTAATGGCAGGCGCGGCACATCGCAGCTACAAATTGGTCTGAAGCCTTGATGCCCATGCCCTTGCCGTGAATGCTTTGGTTGGAGTGCGCTGCGACCACAGTGCCGTCCGACACTCCACACGACTGACAAGGCACCGTGCGGCAGAACTCAAGGATGCGCTTGCTACGCACATAAGGATACTTATTCAAAGACCACCCCCAAGCTCTGCACGGCGTAAGACTCGACTTCGTTCATGTAGGTAGTGAACTCCGACACGCTCATGTCTGTCGTACTTCTACGGCGACTGACGACCTCACCGTCCGGCAAGGTCACGTCCTCACATACGCCAAACTTTCTAGCAAAGAACTCATGCCACACATCGGCTGAGTGCTGCTTGCCCTGCACCCAAGCGGTCGCGGCAATGGTCTTTAGGACAAGTCCCCAATACCTTTTGTTTTGTTCGCTATTCCTCTTTGTCTCTGCGGTGGTGACGATAAGCCGAAGGGGAGTCCCCCCGTCGGCCATTGCTTTCGCGTTCGACCCCACGAAGGCCACAAAGGTGTTCCACACGCTCAGATCGCGCAAGTGAAACTCTCGATACAAATGCGTCATAGCTGCCGTCCTCACATAGTCGCTCGACATGGTTGATAGAAGGGTATTGGTAGTACAGGCACTTTTCTCTGCGGTCGCACCAACCGCCCATGCAGGAGATCACGAGGCCACCTTGTAACCAATCCGGCCATTGGCGCGGGGTTCGTACTCACCGTTCCCGGTGGTTACTTGCACCATCTGAGCGTGCTTCTTTTTGTCTCTGTACTTCTGCTGACGCTCTGCCGCACTCATCTTTCGGCGCTTGGCATCCTTGCCGTGTCCCAACTTGTAGACCTTGAGCAAGTCCCTGCCTCGGCTGTCTTTCTCCCACATATGGATGTGTGCGGCTCCGGCCTTGTAAAGCTCCCGGCAATAGTGCAGCACGGTGACGTAATGCAAACCGGTTGCCTCGGCTAGTTCGGTGCAGGTGTGCGTGCCGTCGAGCAGCAGCTTGATTAGCTGCGCCTGAGACATGGCGTTGACTTTGATCATTGGACTCG